TTCTTACTATTCTTACTATTCTTACTATTCTTACTATTCTTACTATTCTTACTATTCTTACTATTCTTACTATTCTTACTATTCTTACTATTCTTACTATTCTTACTATTCTTACTATTCTTACTATTCTTACTATAATACGCTGTTCCGGTTTTATATACAAATTCCATAGCTTTTATATGACATATAACAATAACAGTGGTAATTATTGCAAATGTACTATAATCTATTTCCATATTTATATAATATAGCTAAAAAAATAATCAAGCAAAAACTTACTTATTTCTTATTTAATAACCATTTCATAAAATTGTTATCTACAGAAATTTTAGTAATTAATGAACTTGCTTTATTGATTTTATCCCATGAATTAACAAACTTTGGAAATTCTTTTGGATAACTATGAATGTATTCGTCACCATCTTCTATTACCCATGAATCTGTATTTACAGGTTCTTTACCCTTATCTTTCTTATCCATATTTAATGATTGCTTCATAACATTCTCTTTCATTAATTCATTTGTCTGATATACATTCTCTTTACAGTTAATTAAGCGCTGCTCAACAATACTATTATCGATGACTAGCTCCTTTTCAGGTATATCTTTATCTATAAATTCAATTAACTCTTCTGTCGATATTCTAAAAGATGGATTAATAGTCAACAATCTTTTTAATAAACTCTTGATTCTAGAATCGATTGTTTTTTTTTTATCTATATTTTTATGTAAATCTATTTGAGTAGTTGCTTTTGAAAAAAATGCCTTTAAATCATGAATATCATATATATCTGAAAATGGCAATATATTAAATATTAATTCGTATAAACATATACCATAACTCCACAAATCAACTTTTTTATCATAAAATTTTACATGATTTAAAATAACTTTATCCGAAATTAATTGTTCAAATTCTTCTATATTTAAAATCATTTCAGGAGCCATATAATATGGTGTACCGCATAATTTATAATACTTTCTTTTTAACGCACTTGTACTAAAATCAAAATCACTTATACTTAAACTATCATTTAACTTGCAATCTAAATCAAAACATGCAAATCCAAAATCACTTAATTTAAATAAGAACTGATTATCCTTATCTTTTTTTACTAAAAAATTATGCAACTTTATATCTCTATGTATTATATTTAAACTATGAACATAAGAAATCGCATTTACAGTATCCTTTAAAAATTGTCTAATAAAAGACCCTTCGAAACCATTAAACGTATTTCTTAATCTAAAATCATTTAGTTTGTAATCTTTTAAAATATTATACAAATCACCATATTGACAATATTCCATTTTAATATAATATATCTGGTCTTTAGTATCATATGAAAAATACTTTATAATATTATTATGATTCAATTTATTCAAGACCTCTATTTCACTATCTATTAAATCCCTCAATCTCTTATAATAATATTCTTCTTCTGAATCCAATTGTTGTAATAATACTTTATTGGTAGTATTATAAGGAGTTATACTCACACTTTTAATTCCAGATGCATCTGTTTCTGTATCATGTTTCAATAAATGTTTCGTGTTACGCATCTCTAATCTAGATTTTTTAACATACTTCTTTACTAAACTATCCAAGTTTATCTCCTTTATAATGAATAAATCTTCTTCATCTTCATCTTTATCATCGTATATACCACTTAACATCAATAAACTAGAATTCAACCTTTTTCTTCTGCATAAATGTACATTTGAAAAAGACCCTTTTCCAATTTGATTAATAACATTATAGTCGTTCATACTCTATTATAACTAAATAAAAAAGTTTTTTTAACTTGTATTGTTTTTAGAATTGAAAAAATTAGTTACACTCTTATATCCAATCTCTATTAATTTATGTTTTTCAGAAGCAGTTAATGAAAAATTAACACTTTGTGTAATATCTTCTGTATGTATATATACAGTACAATTCTTAAATTCTTCAGTTCTTGTTGTATGTTTCTCTTTTTGTACCATATAACAACTTAAAATATGATATATATAACTTTCAATATCATCTATACGCTCATCTACATCATGATTATCCATCTCTCCGTGATTTATTAACTTGAAGCCCAAAAAATTACTTAAATCACTACCAAACACTTCTATAGGATAATTATCAATCAATCCGCCATCTACATGAATATCACCCTCAAATTCGTTTATAGTAAATAAAAACGGCACACTTATTGACATTCTTATAGCATCTAATACCTTTACATCAGGTGTCTCTAAATAATTAAACTTTTTATAACAATACTTGTTCAAATTTGTAGCCATAATTTGAAAATCTACACTATTTAAATCATACAACTCCTTCAATGTTATACTCGGATTAACTCCCTTTTTAATCATCAAGGATTGTATCCAGGATATTAAGTTTACACCACTATCTAAACCATACTTGCTTACAAAATTCATAATTCTAATATCCTTAAGCTGCTCAAATTTTTTATTCAATACTTCTTGCAACATTTCTGTATATGTATAATTTAATAAATATATCAAACTAAAAATAGTACCAACCGACACAGCACATATAGTCTTAATATTAAACAAAGGTATGTCACATTTACTAGCATCAAAGTCTGGTGTAGCTTCCTCTATCCTTCTTTCGTATATCATTTCTTCTATTTTTCTAAATACCCCAACATACGCTATACCCTTTATAGCACCTCCACTAAAAGCAAGTTTATTAATTTCCATTTAGGTTATACTTACAATAATAATCTATAATTTTATTGTAAATCAAACGACATTCAAAAAGACCTGAACACAACCACCAACTCAGAAATTAAACTTTTTACTATATATTTCTCTTACATTAAATGATTTTTCTATCATATCTAAATCATTCATATGCATAATTAATTTATGCTCTTGATCAATACCTAAATGAATCAAAATATATTTCCATTCAATTAAGCCTCTATAATATATAAAATATCTTATCTCTTTTGTAATATCTTTTATATATATATCATTCGTATCCATTATACAACAATGATTGATTAAAGTTATATTATGTGGATGATATATTTTACATGCATCGTTAAAATTATAGAGATTATCTTCAATAGCCTTAAATTTATAATACTTATTATTATATTTATACCAATATTCATATACCGAATAATCCATATTAGATGTAATATGATTATAGGTTTTACTATAAATATATTTAGGCAGTATCATTATGCATTTTTTAGACATATACAGATAAAGTTGTATACATACTATTAATAATCTATATAAACTTACTTTTATATATCCTAATAATATATTAGATATCATGATTTAAACATAATATACTATTAATTTTAAATAAATATAAATATATATATAATATGGATTTCTCACAATTTTTAGTTCAAAATCCTGGCATGATGTTACCAAAAACTAACACTCCAAAGCAGAACTGCTCCTCAACTGCGTTGCCAGAAGGTAAAGAACAAATAAAAAAGGAAAAAGATACAAAGCCTAAAGAGCAAAAACAACCAATTAAAAAATTAAAGGACAATACCTTTCATGTAAAATTAAAAAATATTATAGAAGAGGAACCTCCAATGGAACTTCAATATCAAGAATTTAAAAGAGGTGATTTTGTTACTATTCAACGATTAGAAAATAGTGATTTAAATATTTATAAAGGATATTTTGGTCAAATTAAAGAATATAGACAAATTAGTAATTCAGCGTATGTTATACTAGAGGCAATGAATTATCCAATACCAATTAACTTTCCAGCGGGGCATTTAGTTCACAGAACAAAATTTTTCGCAATTTTACAGGACTAATTGTGCTTGAATTATAAAAAAATTTTTTATTGCCTTATACTATATATGAGTATAAATTTACCAAAAGGAATAGATTATAGTAAATATTATGGAAATTCTGGCGCAGATACACACTCGTGGGGACCAGCTGCATGGAAATTCTTATTTACTAGCATCATGGGACGTTATCCAATTAAAATTGATACAAATAATAGTGAACATATAATTATTAAAAATAGTTTTAAAAATATGTTTACTGGTCTTCAAATAGTCATGCCATGCATCTATTGTAGAGATTCTTTTAAAAAATTTTTACTTGATCTCCCTATTGAACCATACCTCATTGGTAGAATTGAACTAATGTATTGGTTATATTTAATGAAAGACAAGGTAAATAACAAACTCATAGGTCAAGAAAGAAAATGTTATACAGACGAAAAGCGTAAACTTAAGGCATTATTTTATACTGGAGGTATTACAGAAGATGAATATTATAAACGTATCAAGGCATTCAAAAAAGAAACATTTCATACTATCACGTCACCCCCATTTAAAGAAGTATTAGACCAATATGAAAGTCTACGAGCAATATGCTCGGATAAAGCAAAAACATGCGCTTTACCTAAAAAATAATTTATAAATTATATTTAATTCATTCGCATTTGTCATTGTCAAATTCATTTAACACATATCTAATTTTACACATGTTTAACGCATTTATATTATTTAATTCTTCTGCTTTTTTATTATAAGATTTTGCTGCATCTATTTCATCTACAAAAGTTCCACAATCAATTCTTTTACCATTATGTTTGATATATGCTCTAAATTTATTAGAATCATTTCTTACAGATACACCTACAAATCTACTATATTTTTTAATTTTAGATATTTCTAATTCATGTATATGATTCTTTTCATTAGTTACAAAGTTAGAAATATCATTAAGTTTATATTTAGTATCAACATGATTATTAAAATATAGGGCTTGTTCATTATAGACTTTGGCACATTCTATATCACTTGTATTTTTTAATAATTTATAACTCTTTTTTTTATATTGGATACTTGCTTCAAAAATTTGTTTAGATTTTATAAAATATACTCCATTATAATTCGATGATTTATTTTCTAATTTTACTTTATTGATTTCTTCAGGTATATTCCTGGGATTCTGTACATAATTTCCAACATTGTTTAATTGATAATTTGAATTACCAGTTGTATTAAGATAACTCGCATAATCATTATAAACAATTGCTGCTTCTAATTCTGTAGAATAATATCCTAAAAATAAGGTATCATTATTTTTTGTTAATCTTGACGTCCATTTATTTTGTTGAATAGACCATGAAACACCATTGTAATTGCTTAATTTATCTTTTTTACTTAGGAAATTATTATTTGTAAATTTTACAGATTTTTCAAAATTAATATCTTCTTCTTTAATATCTTGTAAATTATTTGGAATAGTAAGTGAGTAATCTCTAAAAGAATTGTAATCTATAAAATCATATTTATCTGTATATAAAATACTATTTTTAATTGTATAAATAGCATAATTTAATTCAGTCTCATTACATAAATAAAACCAAGCAGAGCTATCGAATCTTGTAGATTCGTCATTACGTTTTTTTATTCGAAATGGCTCTAATAATGTATGAATTATTTTTTCAGCATATCTCATATTTTTTGATTTAAACATATCAACCATTTTTAATGATTTTTGACTAGAACTTATATTTAACGTAATTAAACGTCTGTCAGGATTTTCACCAAGACCAATCTTATAAGCACCTATACTAGCTGTATCTTTAATCAAATAAATATATCCAGGTTTTACACTAAAACCTTCTGTTTCAGGCTTCATAATCAATTGTTCAATCTTTTTATCTTTCTCTTGTAATTCTATTTGATGTTGTTTAGAACTCTCTAACAACATTTTTTCATTCTCTTGTAATTCTATTTGATGTTGTTTCTCCTTTTCTTCCAATTGCCTCTTTAACTCTGCACTTTCATTAAATATTATATCATCTAATATATTTCCTGCCCATTTTCTAAATTTCTTAGCTATTTCTTTCTTAGAATTATATAATAAACGATATACACCTCTTGATGTTAAAAATGAAGTATCTTGTGCTACACCTCGGAGGTCGTCCACTTTACGGACGACCTTTTCATCATCATCAAAATTTTGAATAGAACTTCTAATTTGTGATATACATAATACTTTAGCTATGTCAGTGGCTTTAAAATAATATTCTTTTTTATTATTAATTTCTTCGTGTAAAATAGATATTGGGTTATTTTCAAATGCTTTTACTATACAATTAGGATTTTCTTTACTATCTTCTATCATTTTGTTAAAGTAGAAAGTGTTTCTTCTTTATATTAGTTTGTGTTTAAATAAGTTTTTAAAATAAAACGCATTTAAATTAATTAAAAGTAATCTATAAACACCTTGACTTGTTAAGAATGATGTATGTTACATACGTTTTTCCGTGTCATAGGCTTTACGTATAACACGTTCGTCTTCATCTTCATAATTTTGAATTGTTGAATGTATGTTTACTATACCTAAAGCTTTTCCTATGTCAGATGCTTTAAAACAATAAACCTTTTTATTATTAATATCTTCAGTAACAATGGATATAGGATTGTTTTCGAATGCTTTAACTATACAGTTGTTATCTTCTTTAATTTCTTCTATCATTTCTTAAAGTTATAAGTGGTTATATCCTATATATTTAAATTAATTAGAAGATGTATTGTATTTAGTTTCCAATTTCAAGGAAACGACGGTTAGATCCAACTGGTTGTTCGAATGAACTGTTGTTAAATGGACCGACTTCTTGCTTTGGAATTGGTGGACAAGATCGAATATCTAGGTACGGAATTTTATTACTTTGAATGACCGTATTGATACCCATATGGTATCCAGCTTGTAAAAAGTTTTGTTCTTGTAAAAGTTTAGAAACTGGGTTTTGTTTAGCGAAATCATTGGCATCGTCATACGTTGGTAAAAGATCACTGGCTGATAACTGACTAGTTCCTGCTACAACCTTTTCGACTTGTTTTTGTTGGTCATCTCTTCCTAAAACTTGAGCCTCTGCAATAGTTTTAACTTCAGCTTGAGTAACTGGGGCTTGGGAAAATTCAGCTTGAGTATCTGATCTTGAGGGATACGGAACATATGAACCAGCAACATTGTCTAAACCTTCGCGGTTATAATATTTCATGAAAAAGTAAACCGCAACAAGAATTAAGATAATCTTGAGCATATCATTTTTTTGAATCATTTCTAGTATGTCCATTGTGTTTTAATATACATTAATAAAATAAATTTATTTTATTGAAATAAAATAGTTATTTAAAAATAAAATACTTAAAATCATAAGACCAAAATTATATCTTAAAAAATAAAGAGCGTAAAGATTAAAATAAAAATGAATAATGACAATGAATATTCCTTAGACTACAATGAATATAGAGAAAATCCTATAGATAAATTCATCTTTGACGAAACAGATTATATAATGGATTTATATTACGATTTACGTGATAGATTACCATATTTTCTTGACAAGCTTAAATTTTCTGATTTACTACATTTTATAATTAATATTAAATTTAATCTAAAATATAATTGTAAACGTTACAATCCTGACAAATTATATTATTTTGAATCAGAGTACAGCACCGAATTAACAACGTTTTTGTACGTTATTAATAATTATATGAAAAAATACAAAAATTTTATTATTAGTTATGATATTTTTTTAATATTTGCATATCAATTTACAAGTGTATATTAATAAATATATGACGTAAATTTAGATTTAGACGACTATTAAAATTTAATTTCACTCTTCAGTTTCAATTAACAATATATATATACTTGACGGTTAAAATTGGTTTATTACTTAAAATTAAAATCATATACAATAATATATGATTTTGTCAATAGATATTGGGTTAAGAAATCTTGCATTATGTATTATGAGTGCAGGTGATAAAAAAGATATAAATTCTTATACTATTCATTTATGGAATGTATTTAATACATTAGATTCAGATGATTACAAATGTCAAGGTATACAAAAAAGTGGAAAAATATGTAATAAAAAATGTGGATATAAATATACTTTACAAGATGGATATAAAGGCCATTCTTGTAAAACCCACTTTCCAAAAACTATAAAATTAAATTTGAAAGAACATCTATTTAAAAAGAAAATGATAGACGACTATCTTCTTCAAGATATAGCTAAAATAGTTTTAAGTAAATTACAAGAGATATATAATGATAATAAAGTAATATTTGAACAATTAACAGGAATAATAATAGAATTACAGCCGAAAATAAATCGTAAAGCTGTTTTTACATCTCATTTAATATATGGTAAATTAGTGGAATTGTATAAGGATACTAAAACTACTATTAGATTCGTAAGAGCTTCTCAAAAATTAAAAAGTTATACTGGTCCAGTAATTGAATGTAAATTAAAAGGCGAATATGCAAAAAGAAAGTGGTTATCTATTCAATATGCGAAATGGTTTTTAGAAAATAAATTTAGTAAGGATGAAAAAGATAAATGGTTACCTATATTCCTTACTCATACAAAATGCGATGATCTTTCGGATGTTTTACTCATGGATATTAATTCTCTACATGGTATACCACCTAAACAAAAGTTTCAAAAGAATGGCAAGTGTATAAAATAAACAAATTATAATTTATTTGCAACATTATCCTTTCTATTACCATAAGAATAATAAAAATACACTATTATACTTACTATTAATATAACAGATACCATGTATAATTTTCTAAAGTATTCATACCATGTCTGTTTTCTATAACGATTTTTAATAGGTATACATCTTGATTCATTTATAATTTCATAATCATTATAATTATCATCTACAATAACTAGTTCTAAACAATTACACTTATTTACACATTCAAGATTATCTATAAATAATTCTTTACACTCTCTTGTATGTTCAATAGTATTTTCACTTGTATTTTTACTTGTATTTTCACTTGTATTTTCACTTGTATGTTCAATAGTATTTTCACTTGTATTTTCACTTGTATTTTTACTTGTATTTTCACTTGTATGTTCAATAGTATTTTCACTTGTATTTTCACTTGTATTTTCACTTGTATTTTCAATAGTATTTTCACTTGTATTTTCACTTGTATTTTCACTTTCGTCCGTATCATAATATTCACTATCGTCATCCTCGTCTATACATTTACTTTTAAGAGATATAAGAGATGATGTTCGCCATCTTCTTGTAAAAATATTATTGTTATTGTCATTGTCATTTGAATTTAATACTTCTTTATCCATATTTAACATTTGTAAACTTATTATAAACGAATATAATAAATTTACGAATTTTTTAAAAGTCTCATTATAATTTTTAATATTTTATTCATAATCGATTTATTATATATTCTCTCATTTGATTTATATTCAATAACAACTATATTTTCATTAAAACGTACTGACTTTTGGGTTGCATTCATTACTATTATAAATTAATTGTATTTAATTTATGTACGCACATGCGTTAAAATTAATTTATCCAATAAATATATATATTATATATTATGAATAACGATTTTGAAAGGCTATCTCTTCGAAAATTTAAAATAAAAGGCATGGTTCCAAACGCTACAGTCTTACTATTAGGAAGAAGAAGGTCTGGAAAATGTCTAGAAAAAGGAACTGAAATAATAATGTATGACGGACATATTAAAAAAATAGAAGATATCACAGTCGGAGATTTAGTTATGGGTGATGATTCCACTCCTAGAATGGTATTAGGTACAAATAATGGTTTAGATACTATGTATAAAATTACAAATCAAAAAGGTGAAAGTTATACTGTAAATAGTGAACATATTCTAAGTTTAAAATACACGGCTAAAAAAAATATTAGAGATAGAGTTGATAGAGATTCGTATCAAGTATTTTGGTTTGATAAAGTTAATATAAAGTTAGCCTACAAAACATTTTCTTACAAAAATAAAACTAAAGATGATGTGTATAAAGATGCTAATATATATTTAGATTCATTAATTGATGATAGATATATAGATATACCGATTAAAAAATACATGTCACTTTCTAAAAAATATACGGATAATTTACATGGTTACCAAGTACCTATTGAGTTTCAACATAAAAAAATAGAGATAGATCCATATATGCTTGGTATATGGTTAGGTGATGGGAGTGCAAATACAAGTATTATTACTAATCAAGATTCAAGTGTTATTAAATATTTTAAAGAAAATTTAGGACAATATAAATGTTATTTAAATTTTGAACAAAATAGTGGTCATTATAAATATAGAATTAACGGTGATGGTTCTGGTAAACAAAATTCAAATTATTTTTTAAATACACTTAGAAAATATAATCTTTTAGATAATAAACATATCCCACATAATTATAAATGTAATTCTAGAGAAAATAGATTAAAGTTATTAGCTGGACTTATAGATGCAGATAGTAGTTATAAAGATGGATGTTTTGAAATTACACAATCATTGGAACATGAAACTTTATTAGATGATATTATTTATTTATCAAGAAGTTTAGGATTTTCATGTTATAAAAATAAAAAGAAAACAACTTGGACATATAAGGGTGAGAAAAAGACCGGTCTAGCATGGAGAATAATAATTTCAGGAAATGGTATTGATAAAATACCTACATTGATATCTCGAAAAAAAGCAAATAAAAGAATACGACTAGCTGATGTTTTAGTAAGTTCTATAAAAATAGAAAAATTACCAGAAAATGAATATTATGGCTTTGAATTAGATGGTAATCATAGATTTGTATTAAGTAATTTTATAGTTACACATAATAGTTATTTAGTTCGTGATATTTTTTATCATCATAAAGAAATTCCTATAGGACTTATTTTTTCTGGTACAGAAGAAGCCAATCCTTTTTTTGGTGATTTTATCCCAGATTCATTTATTCATTCAGAATATGACCCGGGCTTAATTGAAACCATGTTAACAAAACAATCTCAAAAGGTCAAAAAAGCTCGACAAAATGGACATGCAGAAACAGATGGTCTAACTCCAGGAAATAGAGCATTTGTTGTTTTAGACGATATGTTACACGACGCTGCAGCATGGAAAAAAGAAAAGACCATTCAAAGTATTTTCTTTAACGGACGTCATTATAATCTTTTCTTTATTTTAACCATGCAATACCCATTAGGTATCCCACCTGCTCTCCGAAGTAACATTGATTACGTTTTTGTTTTCAACGAACCAAGTATCAAAAATCGTAAAAAGATATACGATGACTACGCTGGAATGTGTCCATCATTTGACCACTTTTGCAACATACTAGACTCCTGCACTCAGAACCACGAGTGTTTAGTTATAAAAACGTCAGGTAATAGTAGCGATTTAAGAGACCAAATTTTCTGGTATAAGGCATCTAAACATGATAACTTCAGAGTAGGTCACCCTAAAATTTGGAAATATCATGACTTACATTACAATGATAAATATGATACACAAAGAGATGTAGAACAAGAAGAAGTTGATAAACTTAAAAAGAAGTTTGCCAAAACAAAAAAATTAAAAATTATAGTGAATCGTCAAGGTGAAGCACTACAAGCTATAGAAGAATCTGAATAATTTACTTCCGTTCAAAATCTTATTTAAAAATATAAATATTATAATATTAATAAAAATATTACAATATGAATCAAATCATTGCACCAAAGGCCATTAATTTCAACGAATTAGTTAAAAATTCTAACACAACTCTATCTCTTAATATTGAGACTAAAATGATTACTCTTCTTAATACGGAATTCACAGAAGAACAACAACGATGGTATATTGCGAATCTATATGTTTATATGAATTATCATCCAACAAATGATTATCCAATTAATCTTGAAAATGTATTTAAAATGATTGGATTTGCAAACAAGGGAAATGCGAAAAGAACTTTGGAAAATAATTTTACTAAAGACGAAGACTATAAAATAATATCTATTAAAAACAACGTAGAAAAGCAACTTCTCCGTACGGAGAAGTTGGGTGGTTCTGGTATATTGCAAGAAGACATTATGTTAAATATAGATACTTTCAAAAGTCTATGTATGTTAGCAAAAACCGATAAAGGTAAAGAAATAAGAAAGTATTATGTAAAATTGGAGAACATTTACAATCAATTAATTAAAGAAGAAATAGAAGAAAAGAATCAACAATTAGAAGAAAAAGAACAACTATTAATTGAACAAGAAAAACTTATTAATGATTTAGAACTCAAACCAGAAACAGAAGGATTTAGTAGTAGAGTACCTGGTGAAATTTATTGCATAAGAGATACAACAAAATCTGGACATATGAAAATAGGAATAGCAGATAAAACTATAACACGAGTAGGGCAATTAAATTTTAAATCATTTTTTAAAAATGATTTAAAAATAATTTATTAAAATAATATTATGGAAGAATGGAAAATAATACCTGGATTTACTAAATATCAAGCTTCAACACTTGGAAATATTAAAAATATTAAAACTCAAAAATTATTAAAAATAACACCTAAAAAAGATGGATATGTATGTTTAGGTTTATGTAATGATTTAAATAATATAGTTCAAAAAAAAGTTCATAGATTAATAACATTAACATTTTTAAATAATCCTGAAAATAAGAAAACTGTAAATCATAAAAATAAAATTAGACATGATAATAAACTTTGTAATTTAGAATGGTTTACACAGAAAGAGCAAAATAATCATAAAGGAAAATCTAAATCATATACTGGTAGAATAATTCAATGTTACAATTTACAAAATATTTTTATACAAGAATTTAAATCTATAGCAGATGGTGGACGATTTTTAGATTTAAAACGAAATGAAGGAATTATAAGATGTTGTAAAGGAAAAACAAACAATTATAAAGGATATATTTGGAAATATAAGGATATTAATCATGAAAATGAAATTTGGAAAGAAATTACAATAAATAATGCTATTTTTAGTGTATCAAATAAAGGGCGTATAAAATCTAAAAGAAATATTATTACTTATGGATCAAAAATGGATAGTGGATATTTACGTGGACGTTCTAATGATAATAATAAAAAAACAGTTAGAATTTTTATGCATAATTTAGTTGCTAAAGCGTTTTTAAGTATACCTATTGATATAAATAAAATTATTGTAAATCATATAGATGGTAACAAACAAAATAATCAAGTTAAAAATTTAGAATGGGTTACACAAAAAGAAAATGTATATCATGCTATTAATATATTAAAAGTTGGTATACAAAGAAAAGTTCAACAAATTAATAAAGATACATTAGAGGTGATAAAAGAATTCCAAAATATTACTATTGCAGCTAAAGAAACTAAATCAAATAATACATCAATAACACGTGCTTGTAAAGGAAAATTTAAAACAGCTAATGGATTTATGTGGAAATATATTTAAGTTTTTCTTCATCAATATAATCTTGGTGTATTAGAAAATTTTGTATTAAATAATATAGAAAATTATGTAACTTTACCAAAGGATATTCGGTCAGAATTACTTCAAAAAAAAGAAAATGATAAATCTAGTAAATATATTGGAGTAAGTTTTAATAAATCGAACAAATGGAATAGTTATTACATGTTGAATAGAAAAAGAATTAATCTTGGAACATTTGACACAGAATTAGAAGCATGTGAAATATATAATAAGGCAGTGATTGAACTTAATAAAAATGGTTGTAATTATAAAGTTAATATAATAAATAATGTATAAATAACGGACAGAACAAAACGACGTTACTTGATTGTACAACTTCTTAAATACTTTTCTAGATAATGAATATCCAACTACCCGTAGTCTGTCCAATTTATTCAAGTATTGTCAAGTTAGATCATTTAGTCTCATGTTGCAAAGTTAGTTCTTATAGATAAAAACCATGTCATTATATTTTTACTGATTCATATTATATTATAAGATATATAAGATACATTTATTTTGTTTTATTATAATAATACTGACAGTTACATGGAACATACATTTACAGAATCAGGGATTATTTTACCAAATTTTAAAGATTTACCTCCATCATCTGCGTCTAAATTAAGTCTTGAAAAATTTGCCAAATATATGGACAAAATCTTCTTGGAAGATTTAACATCCTTACACCCAGAATTAGGTACATGTACTCTTTATTCACATTTTATTTCAGACTACTATATAACAATAGATTTCGACACGTTTACTTATGTTATTCCTAATCATATAATAGATAAACTAAATGAATGTAAAACTAATCGTAATATTAGATTCTATGTATTACCTCTCGTGTTAAAATTTAGCGAAGATGATTCGCACTCAAATGTATTAATAGTTGATAATAAAACAAAAACTATAGAAATGTATGAACCGCATGGTTCAAAGTTTTTATCAAAAGATATATTTTATGAATTAGAATTTCATATTAAAGACTTAATCTCTCATATATTATCCAGACGAGCACACTTTCGATTCAAAAATGTTCATTACAAATGCCCAATAGGTTTTCAAACAAAGCAAGCAAAACTTGACAGAAATACTGGACATTGTGTAGCATGGACACTCTTTTTCATACATGTTAGATTGTATAACTTAGATTTGAATACAACAGAAATTATAGATATTTTTGATAAATTTGATGCTAATAAATTAGATAAATATATACGACAGTATATAACATTAGTAGATAAAGATACAAAAGATATTAAAAAATTTTATAAGGATTCATATTTAAAGTTCAAACTTACACCTAAAGAAGAGGAACATGTTAAAAAATTTATAAAATACAAAGTTAAAGAATACTTTGATAATCTAGATACAAATGTTAATTCTTATAATGGGTTAGCATTTCATGAAGTCAATAATATTTTTAAAGAATTCATAAAATATAGTCATTTTGATTTTTTTCATAATTTATACTTTAAAACAGTTGAACATTTTTATAAAAAGTAATATTATATTAATTTAATTTATTAGGTTAATATAATATGGGCGAAACTACTCAACTATTAGAACCATCTAAAATAAAATATCTCCAAACACTAGAAGTTAATAATTTTTCAGATTTAATAATAGATTTAGAAGACAATATAATTTTACCAAACTTAAAACAAGTTATACCATCTAAATCATTCTTTCTAAGAGAAGATATTTTTTCTAAATATCTTGACAAAATTATTTTTGATGCATTCCAACATTATGGAAATCAAATGTGTTTATTTAAATCTGTCTTTTATACTGATTATTTTATTACTATAGACTTTATAGATTTTGTATACAAAATTCCTAATATATTATTAAATACAATCAAACAATGTATTTCTAATCCATCAATTAGATTTTATGTTATACCCTTACGTCTTAATTTAACATACAAGGATGCTCATTCAAATGTTGCTATAGTTGACAATTTTTATAAAACAATAGAATTTTTTGAACCACACGGTAGTGAATTTATGGGATTTCATGTAGCTAAACCATATAATATTGAAAACCATGTTAAAATTTTATTATCTCGTCTTTTTCCTATTAGGACGCAATACTATACCTATAAAAATGTACAAAATAACTGCCCAAGGGGTTTAGGATTACAAGGTCGGCAAAATATTGTTAATCCACAAAGTGGACATTGTTTAGCTTGGAGTCTTTTATTTGTACATGTAAGAATTAACAACTTACTCGTAAGTACAGACTACATTATAAATTACTTTAATAAACATTTTACACCCACCGATTTAGATAAATATATGAAAAGATATATTGGTCTTCTTGAAACCAGTACATATAATATTACAAAAACAATACCTAATTTTAAATACAACTTAAATTTATCACCTCTGGAAAAACTTTTAATTTCAGAACGTATCACATCCCTTACTAGACAATATCTACTAGAATTAAACAATAATAAAGATAAAATAATTATTAATAATATATTTGAAGAATTAATATCATATCATAAATACCCACAGTTTAATGAGATTTTCTTTAAAAATGTTAATGAGTTTATACAAAATATAAATCAACTTTTATCCAAAAGAAAACTATCTAATACAGCAGAAAAATTAATACAGAAAAAATTAAAACAAAAAGGTTCAAGTCCTTTAGAATTATTATTCAAAGAAATAGATGACTATAAATTAACAGAACCTATATCTAAGTCTGAATCTGCCTCCGAATCTGCCTCCGAATCTGCCTCTGAATCTGCCTCTGAATCTGCCTCCGAATCTGCCTCCGAATCTGCCTCCGAATCTGCCTCCGAATCTGCCTCCGAATCTGCCTCCGAATCTGCCTCCGAATCTGCCTCCGAATCTGCCTCCGAATCTGCCTCCGAATCTGCAGAGGACGAGGATGAGCTTAAAGATTTATATAGACAATTTAAATAATATAAATATTCTATGATTTTTGTCTTGTATGTAATAAATTCTTACCAGTAAAATTTAAATAATTTTTATACATATTTTTAAGTACATGATTATGAGTGCAAAGTTAGAACTTTATTTTTTTCTTTAATTTAATAATTAATTATCTTTCTACATATTATATATGGATAGGAAAACTAGTTTGATAAATACATTAAAGTGGTATGACCATTTGGTTAATAAATTGAGAATCAGGTATATGGTATGTACACGTGACTATTATTATATCGAATTAGATTGTGAAACATCTACAAAAATGTGTAAGAAAATTAAACAAGAATTGGAGAAGAAATGTGATAAGAAGCACAGGTTTCAAGTAGTGACATTATCTATACAAGGTCATAAAGATACATCAAATAAAGATTTTCTACACAGAAATGCATTGATAGTAGATCACAAAAAGAAGGAGTTTGAACGGTTTGAACCGAATGGAAGTATGCCATATGATAGTACTATTGACGAAATATTAAACACTGATTTCAGAAACGATTTTGGGTTACATGGATACACGTACATCAAACCAGAGGATTATTGTCCAAGACTTGGGCCTCAAAAGACTCTCCGTGGAACAAAGTTGGTAAGTAGTTGTATTATCTGGTCATTATGGTACATTGAGCAGAGGCTATCAAATCCAGACAAAGATAAATACGATATTGTTGATGAGGTTCTGTCGCATGGTCCTGAATATACAATGCAAATAGTTGAGAATTATATTGAAGAGTTGAATGACTTAAACATCATTGTAAATATGCCATTACAGTTACAAGCTTACAAAACTCACCTTAAGGAAAAAAGAAATAGAATACATCTACTCTTATAAATCCAAGTACCAGTCACGTGTACCTACTTTAAGAGTTGATATTCACTGGTTTAAATTTTTGTCTGGGTCCGAAAAATCAAAAAAGTCGAAAAAAAACCTCCCTCCCTTACTCAAGTATTATTTTCGTCTTTTTACAAATAGTTAATATTTCAATAGATAAAATTGTTATAAATCATTTAAATAATGAATTTTACTAAATGTTTACGTAATTACTCAAAATATTTTATTTGGTTTTTATTAAATTGTTATTTTATCCTTTGAAAAATGTACATTTATATATTTTTCATGATTTTTACTACTAAATGTTTGAGTAAGGGAGGGAGGTTTTTTTTCGACTTTTTTGATTTTTGGGGTCTCGAAAAATTGAAAAATAAAAAACAGTTTTGATCTTAAACTTGTCAAAAAAATTTCTAATCTGGGGTCCGAAAAATCAAAAAAGTCGAAAAAAAACCTCCCTCCCTTACTCAAACATTATTTTCGTCTTTTTATAAATAGTTAATATTTCAATAGATAAAATTGTTATAAATCATTTAAATAATGAATTTTACTACTAAATGTTTGCGTAATTACTCAAAATATTTTATTTGGTTTTTATTAAATTGTTATTTTATCCTTTGAAAAATGTATATTTGTATATTTTTCACGATTTTTAGTATTAAATGTTTGCGTAAATTAAATAAATTAAAATTGTTAGTATATTTTATATGATATTAAAGTGTAATTTATGTCAAAATGAATTTAAGAAAAAACAATCATTACAAGTTCATTTAAATGAAAAAAGATGTAAATCAGAATTATTACAGAATTTACATAAATTACATGAGTATATAGAACAGTTAAAGAATAATCAACATCAAACAATTAATCAATCGATTATTGGTGGTGATCATAATACTTATATAAATGTAAAAATAGAAATAAATCCTATAACTAAATTAGATATTTCACATATAGAACCAGAGAAAATGAAACATTTAATAGAGAAATATGATGATGTTACACCTAAAAATCCAGAAAAGTTAAACTTATTACTTACTGATTATATTAAAGATGTTATATGTGATAAAGAACACCCAGAAAATCACGCTGTTAAATATATAAAAAAGAAGCCACCAACATATAATTGTTTTATAGAAGATACCGAAGGTAATACAGTAACAGTAATTAAAGGATTAAAAGATACATGCGAAGTACTAAGTGACCCTATGTTAAATACACTAAAAACAAAGTTGAAGGAATTTTTACAAAAATATAAAGAAGATGAAGAATTTGATTATTCTTTATATGAAGATGCGATTAAACAATTAAGAAAAGAACTAAACAAAGGAGCTGTTAAAAAAGCATTAAGTTCAGTCTTACAAAATGATATACTCAATAATATTCAAATGAAGTTGAATATCAGTGCTAACAAAAGTTAATTACACAAAAATTAAATTAAATTTCAGTTATATGAATAATACCTTCGTCAAGTAAACGTTGATATGTTCTACTGCCAACTTTAACACGTCTTTTAGTTTGAGGATTTATAATCCAATCATCTAAAGTTCTTTTTAATGAACCTTTAATTTGTTTCAAGTCATAGGTGTTTATATCACTTCTACATAAAGAACATATAGTACCATTATTATTAATATGAGTATCAATACATTTAATATGAAATGAATGTTTACATGATAAATCAATGATTTTATCACAAGTTTCATTTGTATCAAAACAAATATTACAATTGTAATCTTTATTAATAAATGTATCATAATCTATATCTTCACCTTTTTGTAAATAATTTTCTTTATAGTCAATATATTGATAATATTGTTCAAGAAGGTAAATAACATGGTCATAGTTAATTGTATAATTATCTATTTCAAAACAACGTGTAAATCTAGGTCCATAAGGATATTCGTCCATTAATTCTGTCAAGTCATTAAATATATCTTCTACATATACCATAAGATAATTATGAATAAATGTTGTAAATAATTCAGGTTGTGAATAGTCTCGTATATACCTTAATAAACATGCTTTCCAACTTTGAAATAAAACATACTCTGTATAACTTGAATCATCTCTACCACCGGGTTCATATGTATATGGATTATTATCAAAAAAACTATGAAAAGTTAAAAGTACAGTTTCTATTCCCATAGAACTCGTCCATTTTTCATTGTCACTCGGCCATGTATTTAAAATTGTACTGCAACATTTACCATCTTCGTACATATTTGGATGTATTCTAACACTATCATAATTCACAAATGTAACTTTTGGAGGAGAATGTGGATAATCTTCTGGTATATCAAAATCTAATCGAACAAATTTATGCCTATATACGGAATCATATGGGCATTTAATAATAGTGTATACTCTATTCACATTTGCTTCATCGTATGAAATCAAGTAATTATTTTCTAATAATGGTTTCTTATTTTGTTCTAGAATCAAACTTCTTAATTCTTTTAAAAGTCGCTTATTCATATTTGTATGAATAATAATTAATTTTAAACTTCATTTATTTAAAATAAATACCACGGATATCCTCGATATCCTCTGTACGGGTAATGTCCGAATCCATAGCCACCATAGCCACCGTAGCCACCATAAGCTCCCCAATAAGGGTATATATGATTATATCCGAATCCAAAACGATGCCCTAATAATTGTGATTGTTGGCCTCCTGGTACCCCTGGTGTACCTTCTGACATAACAGTTGAAGAATGTGTACAACCAGCTAACTGCATTTCTGGTGGCATTCTGTTATGTAATATGTATGGTTTTATTTCAGCGTTTTCATGAGAAGTTGACGTAGAAGACATTAAGAATATTAAGTGTCTATAATTAACAAAGAAAAAAAAAATTTGATTAACGTTTACTTAATTTACCTGCTTTGTATAGTTTATACAACTTTTCTTTTGTCATTTTTTCTTTTTCTTTTTCTTGTTCTTTCTCTTCAATGTTACTAGGAACAAATATAATGTTATTTTTTAATTGAACAGACCAAGTTAAATTCTTGCTAGTATTTACTAACATAATGTATCTTAACTCGGGGTCAACTAGCTTAAGTAAACCTCCAACTCTAAATTCTTTTGTAGTAGTGTTAAAATATCTTATCCATACTTTAAATGGTTTAAGATTTAGTAGATATCGTTTATCTTGTATCGTTTTTAAAGCTTTATACCCTTTAAGTTTTTCTTTTATTTGCTCTTTTGTCATATTGTCTTGTTTACTTCCTTCTCTTGGTTTCTTATACCCAGATTCAACTATAGATGTAAATCTGTATTTACCACCACCTTCTGACGAATATCCTGACGAGACACTTTCCGTATTACTGTCATTATCACTGTCATTATCACTGTCATTATAAGAGTCGTCTTTTTTAATAATTCGATAACCTATAGAATTAGTTGCGATTTTTCTACTTGACATTCTTATTATATACAAGTAAATTAATTTTAAATTTAATTTTTTTTTTTTACTTGTATATTATTTACGAGTTATATTAAGTAAATTCGTAAAATTTTTTTATAAGTTATCATAAGATAACGATGATATCATATATCAATAAATTAATTGAAAATGTTAATAATATCATTCCAGAGAATAAAAAGTCAGGTGCTTTATGGTTAGGAAATTATAAATCGGCACTAGACCCCATGTTTTTAAAAGATAATGATATTTCAGTTGTCATTAATTGCTCAGTTGATTTACCGTATATTTATGATATATTAGACCCAGTTAATCATGGTTTAAACAAATTAGAAACATTTAGAATTCCCGTATACGATTCACTCTTGGATCAAGATATTTATATAATGGAACAATACTTTCATACAGTTTTACCATTTATCCTCAAAAAACTTTTAACAGAACATAAAAATATACTTATTCATTGTCATGCTGGTGCACAACGCAGCGCGATTTGTGTCACTGCCACGCTGTTTGTCTTGGTAGATAATGATATTATGCAATTTGACGAAATACCAAATAAAACTGACAAATCAAAAATGATGAAAAAAGTTATAGCATACGTTTTAGCTAAGCGCCCTAGAGCATTCAGTTATGGGTTTAGAGTTAACTTTAAAAAGTCTCTTGAAACATTTTTTAATATTACATTATAGTTGCGTTTCTTATTTAAAAACAAATTCTTAAATAAGGATATAAACATCACGTACAACATTGATAAATGACAGATGAAATCAAAGAAGATAATAACTGTATAGTTAAAGCATTCGAAAACAATCCAATATCTATTATTACTGAAGAAATAGATAATAAAAAACTTTATTGTTTTAAAGCAAGTGATATAGGTAAAGCCTTGAATATTGTCAATATTAGAACAAGTATAATGAATTTTGATGGAGACGAGGTCGTTGTACGTACTACGTACGACACGATAAAACGTAAGCAGGAAACATTATTTTTAACAAGTCAAGGTGTTTACCGTTTACTTTTAATTAATTTAAATGCGTTTTATTTTAAAAACTTATTTAAAGATAAACTATATATATATATAAGTATATAAACACATTACAACATTGAAAAATGAATGAAGAAATCAAAGAAGATAATAATTGCATTGTAAAAGCTTTTGAGAATAATCCAATATCTATTATTGCAGAAGAAATTAATAATAAAAAATTTTACTTATTTAAAGTATCGGATATTGGTAAAGCATTACATTTAACAAATATTAGAGTGTCCATTCAAAATTACGATGAAGGTGATGAAGTCGTTGTAAGGAAAGCTTACGACACCATAAAACGTAATCAAGAAACATTGTATTTAACAAGTCAAGGTGTTTACAGATTACTTTATAATAGTAAGAAAGAAGTAGCTAAAAAGTTTAGAAAATGGGCGGGAAATATTCTTGACGACATTATATTTAATGAATCAGCAGAATTAAAAAAACAACTTGAAGAAAAAGACAAATTAATTCAACAATTAGAAAATAAACCTGATACATATGGGTTTGGTAATGAATCTGGATATATTTATTTAATTAATGATACATCTACATTAGGTCATTATAAAATAGGTCTAGCACTGAAACCAGATGGAAGACTTATAAATTTAAATACGGCTTCAAGTACTTACTCTTTAAAAATTGTTTGTAGATTTGAAACTAATAACACTGAATTTTCTGAAAAAATTATCCATTTAGCACTAAAATCATTTAGAATCAAAAATCGTCGCGAGTGGTTTTATATTAAAGATGATTTTGAACTGGCTTATACTATTAAAACCATAAAAAATTGTATAACATTTTCTCAAAAATATAATTTTAAAGATTATACTGAATTTAAAAATACAAATATAGACTTAAATATTACTAAACAGTTAGATGAAATAAATAATGAAACTGTTTTACAACAAGAAATTAAAGAAGAAAACTCTAAAAAATGTAAACTAAATGCTCAACAAATGTCTAATAAATCAGGTAATTATAAAGGTGTATGCTGGGAGGAAACAAAACAAAAATGGAGTTGTAAATTAAAAAAAGATTATAAAACACATTTTTTAGGATATTTTGATTCGGAATTAGATGCTGCAAAATCTTATAATGATTACGCGGTGTATATCAATCAAACAGAAGAATCAATGTATGCATTAAATGATATTGAAGATTACGTTCCTGTTCCAAGAGATATTCCAACAGAAACTAAAGTAAAAATATTGGATAATAAATCTTGTAAATTTACAGGTGTAACTTTTGTTAAATCAAAAAATCATTATCAATCTGGTATTAAACTTAATGGAAAAAGTTTACAATTAGGATGTTTTAAGACTGAATTAGATGCTGCAAAAATTTATAATCAACAAGCCTTATATTTTAACCAAAATAATAACACTAACTATATATTAAATGATATTCAAGATTATGTAACTATTCCGACTGATATTTATAGTAATAAAGTTACAAATAAAAGTAGTAAGTATTATGGTGTAACATTAAATAAACAAAATAACAAATATAAAGCCTTATTAGTTTATAATAAAAAACAAATTCATATTGGTACATATTCAAATGAGTTAGATGCAGCGGAAGCTTATAATAAAAAGGCTAATGAATTAAATGAAAAAAATGACAAGTTAATTTATAAAATTAACAAGTTAAGTTAAATTGAAAAATTTATAAATAATAGTATTTATAAATTACATTATGTCTATTAAACATTTGCTTACACTTCTAATCAAATTAGAACAAGATGACACTATAGTTTCATCTGAAGACCATATTCCAATCGTAAATGAAATTGTAAATTTAGCAGATGAATTGTTAATTATAAATGGTCAATGTAATTGGAAAAATATGTCTATCTTGGAAAATTATAATTTTGATGTATTTCCAATTGAAGTTGATTCTTTTGGATGGTTAGTTGCTGGTATATATACCAATAAAGGAGTTATAATTTATTAATGAAAAAGTTATAGCATATATTTTAGCTAAGCGTCCTAGAGCATTTAGCTATGGATTAGAGTCTAGTTTTTAATATTACATCTTAATTGCGTTTCTATTTAATAACAAATTATTAAATAAGGATATAAACATCACGTACAGCATTGATAAATAACAGAAAAATTCAAAGAAGATAACAATTGAATTTTCTATCATGTACCCCATGCTTTAAGCGCGTACGATATTTGCTTCTTATCAGCATTATTAGATGTTATAAATCCGTCACCGCGGGCGACTATAAACCCATTTGCCTTCGGGCCCGTAAATTCAAAAGATATTGAATTATTTTGATTCTGTGAAAGACTATCAAATCTATTATCATCTAGATTAATACAATTTCTACCACTACGTGAACAAATCTTATCAGTTCTTATAGTATCCACATCTAATTTATCCCAAATCCTAACGGATCTTTGTCCAATAGCCGCCCCTCCGCCAACAATGTCAAGACCGCCAGGAGTCCAGAGTCCGTATCCAATTTTACCAGCAGAAGTTTCTTTGCCCGCTAATCCAGCGCCAAGATGTAATAAGTTGTTCCCAGGAACTTGTATTTCATTATTTGACGCCATTAAACGTAAAGAACCATCGTCATTTCTTAATGTCATCGTCTTTGGACCTCCATCACCTGCTCTAGTATCTCCGTTTCTAAATAAAAGTCCTTTATTCTGAAGAGCGAACATTGAAAATCCAGCTGGATTGCCACTATCCATGATTACACGATCCTCAGATGTAGTAACCACATCTTTACCCTTAACTCTCGTATAGATGGTGTCATCAGATTCAATTCTAAGATTTCCATCATCAGAAATTTTACTACCACCGAAACCCCAATCTAATCCTTTTTTGCCTTTCGGTATATTACACATTTCTCCATCAGCGCACCATAAACTATTACTTTTCAAGAAAGCCTTACTTGGTTCTGAATCATATCCTAGACCTATCGGTCCTTGTATTCCATCTTTTCCGTTTGTTCCGTCTTTTCCTGGTGGTCCTATAGGACCTTGTGGTCCCTTAAATTCGTTAAACTCCTTTAATTTATTTATAAGTTCTAATTTTTGCGCTTCGTTAAAATCATTCCAACTAACTGAACCACTATCTCCTTTTGGTCCTATAGGTCCTAGTGGTCCTTGTGGTCCTTGTGGTCCTATATCTCCTTTTAATCCTAGTGGTCCTATATCTCCTTTTGGTCCTATAGGTCCTAGTGGTCCTGGTGCTGCTTGGCCCATTATATATTTATATTTATATAGTATATAAATATAAAAAAAATTTTAAATAAATTAAAAAATCACCAGTTTTACACCCTTGAAGATTTAAAATGCCGGATTACAGCATTTTATTTCAACAAAGTTTAGTTATGTAATCTTGAATTTCACAAGGCGCGCTTAAATTTGCCTCTTGAGCTAAGCTGGGTAAAGATTTATTCATTCCATTAATAATTGTAATTAAATTAATTTTAAATTAATTACGAACACAAAAACCGGCATTTTAAATCTTCAAGGATGTAAAAAGCTTCAATGCTACTGTAGGCTTGGTGCTCACGACGGGCAGATGATCTAACACACGTTCTAGGGACTGGTTTATTATGGAGATATCCTGTGACGAAGTGTGGTGGGAACTATTTAGCTCTAGGCTTTCATTTCCTTTAGGATTTATAGCGAATAAGGTATTAATATTTATAATTCTTCATGAAATTTACTGTTGAATTTCCATAACCTGTACCTGTCTGCCATGCAACAGCGCCTCCTGCGGCGTAGCCTACTACGTTTCCATCACCTTGTATAGCTGTTCCATTACCTGATTTGTTTCTTACAACAAATCCAAAACCATCGTCTTTTAATTCTAAACAGGTTGTTCCACTTTGACTACAAATTTTGTTTGTTACTATATTATCCGCCAGCAGTTTTGCAGCTACATTTATATTACCACCCACGGCCACGCTTCCATATACCTGCATATTATCCACATTTAATTTATCCCAAATTCTCACTTGTCTTGTTGAACCAGCCTTACCTCCGCCAACAATGTCAAGAGCGTCAGGAGTCCAGAGTCCGTATCCAATTTTACCAGCAGCCTCATCTTTGCCCTCTAATCCAGCGCCAAAATGTAATAAGTTGTTCCCAGGAACTTCTAATCCTTTTTTGCCTTTCGGTATATTACACATTTCTCCATCAGCGCACCATAAACTATTACTTTTCAAGAAAGCTTTACTTGGGTCTGAATCATATCCTAGTCCTTGTGGTCCTAGTGGTCCTTTTGGTCCTATAGGTCCTTGTATTCCTGGTGGTCCTATATCTCCTTTTGGTCCTTTTGGTCCTATAGGTCCTAGTGGTCCTAGTGGGCCTATAGGTCCTAGTGGTCCTAGTGGTCCCTGTGGTCCTTGTGGTCCTATAGGTCCTAGTGGTCCTAGTGGACCTATAGGTCCTAGTGGTCCTTGTGGGCCCTTGAATTCGCTAAATGCCTTTAATTTATTTATAAGTTCTGATTTTTGTGCTTCAGTGAAAGTACTCCAAGCAACTGGTCCTTGTGGTCCTTGTGGTCCTATATCTCCTTTTGGTCCTATAGGCCCGAGTGGTCCTGGTGGTCCTATAGGCCCGAGTGGTCCTGGTGGTCCTATATCTCCTAGTGGTCCTTGTGGTCCTAGTGGTCCTAGTGGTCCTATATCTCCTTTTGGTCCTATAGGTCCTATATCTCCTTTTAGTCCCTTGAATTCATTAAATGCCTTTAATTTATTTATAAGATCTGATTTTTGCGTTTCGGTGAAATCAGTCCAACTAACTGTAGTGTCTTTACCTGGTGGTCCTATATCTCCTTGTGGTCCTTTTGGTCCTATAGGCCCTAGTGGTCCCTGTGGTGCTTGCCCCATTAATGTTTATATTTATATAGTATATATATAAAAAAAAAAATTTAAATAAATATTCTAAATACTACATTTAGGTACAATTTAAAAATAAGCAAATATATACTATATTATTAATGAAGGTTTCTTTTTTTCTACAAAATATTTTTACACACTCTTCTATTTTACAACTAAACCCATCAAGTCTTGTATCGCAAACTAAAATGTATGATATAGATATAAATCTTGACAAGTTTAATTTTGATAATCATTTTGATTTACCAATTAATTATAATACAATTAAAAATATGATGTTTATGAGTTATGACGCTTATTTAGAAAAAGATGATTCTAAATGGCAAGAGGTTGAATATAATAAAACTATAGATATATCACTTGACCAAAATAGTATTAGAGGATATTTGTTTTCAGATGAAACAAAAATGCATAATATTATTGCAATTAAGGGTACTAGTATAAGTTTTATACCAATGGTATTAAGTAATTTTTTAACATCTAACTCTACCGTAGTTCTTGATAAATTTAATGATAATTTATTTTTTGGATGTTGTTTTTATAAAGAAAGTAATTTGTTTAAAAATTATTGCCAAAATGATAATAATGATAAAACACAATGTAGTAAACAATGTTACAAAGATTCAACTAATATAGATTTAAATTATATTGGTTTATTTGAAAATATAATTAACAATGTTAAAAAAGTAATTGACTTTGATAATTCAAATGTATACTTTACAGGTCACAGTTTAGGTTCGTTTCTAGCAAATATTATGGGTATGAAATATAATAAGCAAGTTATTGGGTTTGATAGTCCTGGTACAAGACATTATGTAAAAATGTTAAATTTAACAGGTAATACTAATCGAATTTATAACTTTGGTCATACAGCTGATTCAATTATGCACGGCGACTGTCAGTCTGTTTGTAAAATGTGGGGGTATAATTTAGATACAGAATGCCACATAGGAAATACATGTATTTATGATTCAAAAAAGAAATTAGGATATTTTGATGGAATTAGATATCATCAACTTAAATGGATTATTGACTATATTTTACCACATTGGGAAAATGATTTTCCCGAATGTGTTTTTGATAAACCTTGTAAAGAACGCAATTGTGATAAATGGGACTATAATTAAATTATAAATTATATATTGTTATAAAACTATTAGTGCATATGTTTGGATGCTACTTTTTAAATTTACTTATTGTCCATCCCTAATATCATTTGGACCAACAGATATATCACTAGTTAAATTATAATTTACCTTATCCCATTTAGAATCATTTGTATCTATATGCGTCATAACTCATAAGCATCATATTTTTAATTGTATTATAAGCGGAGTAATTCTCTGCAATAAGGCGGCCTTCGTTTATTGGTAAATCATAATTAATATTACCAGTTATTTAATTAGGAATATCTAATTCAAATATTGGCCCAGTATGATATTGTAAAGATGTATAGGGAAAGGAAGGCTGACTATTGTCAAGTGTGATCTGCTCTAATGGAGTAAGCAAAATCTTCATTAGATTTAAATAATTACGAGTTGTGTTTAAACGATATTTGTTATGATACTAGGTAATTTTTTACTATATTGTTTCAAAACCTTGTTAATATCAATTGTGCGGGATGATGTGGTGGGGTTTTTATAAGAAATAAATTCGAATTGATTACCACCTATATATTTTATAATCCATCCATCTGAAGCTGCTTTAAGAATGCAAAAGAATTTATATACAAAATTTAAAATAATTCTTCTATGATTCATTCTAATATATATATACTAATGATAATTATTTACTAGTTTTTTATTTAATAACGCGTTTAAAATACGTAAATCCACGTTAAAAAATATTGTAAAATGTTAGTACAGTTTAAACATAACTCATAATTATTTTTATTATGAGAAGTAAAAAAGAACATGATAAGGATAGTAATCCGAAACGTAAATCGTCTAAGCAGAAATCAACGAAAAATCAAAATTCTATTCTTAAACTGCATGAAGAAAAAATGAGTGAATTTAATATAGTATCAATCGACAAATATGTTAAAGAACTAAATAGTTCACTACAAAAGAATGTAGAAGATATTGGTTTATTAAAAAAAGATTTTGCATTAAAAAGAATAAATAGAAAAGGTATATCGGATTTAGAATCAGATACCCCATTTAAGATATCACGTTTAGAAGATGCTAATAAGACGATATCTGAAGATATCCAGTATATCCAATCTGGTAGAAAAGAAACAGATTACATATTAAATACATGTAATCTAATTAATGATTATGTATTGTTAGAAGATAGAGAGAGAGATTTAATGATGAAAGAGTATGATAATAGTATAGAGCAGGAATTATATGATTTAAATCAAAAAAAGAATGATATAATAGATGAATATATGAAAGTTATTGATCCTAATTATACATCATTTAGAAAAATGGGGTGTAATAGAAAGGACATTTATTGTGAAGTATGTGATAGTAGATTAATTCCATCAAGTGGATTTGCTGTATGTTATCATTGTGGTTTAAGTAAACCTATTGTGCAACAATCTGAAGAACTTGGGTATAAAGAACTACAAGAATTAGATTATAGACCACAATTTACTTACCAAAAGGAGACACATCTAGAAGATTGGTTAAGACGTTTTCAAGCTAAAGAGAACAAGGAGATTCCACAAGATATATTGGACAAGGTGGTTTTAGAGGCTCATAAACAGAGAGTTAAAGATTTAAGTACACTAACTGAATTACAAGTAAAGAAATACTTGAAGAAATTGGAGTTGAATGATTATTATGATAATGTGATTTCAATTATTAATAGAATAAATAAACGACCACCATTTATATTAACTCAAGAAATAGAGTCTAAAATCAAAGAAATGTTTCAACAAATCCAAGCACCCTTTGAAAAATACAAAGACCCTAGTAGAAAAAATATGCTGTCTTACTCGTATTTATTACATCACTTTTTTCTTATCCTTGGTTTACCACAGTTTAGTAAATACTTTTTCTTATTAAAAAGTCCTGAAAAGTTAAGACAACAAGACCAAACATTTAAAAAGATAGTAGAAGAATTAGCTAAAACAGACCCTAAAACACCTTGGAAATTTTATCCTAGTATCTAAATTGGTTACGTCGATTTAATTCGTTCAAAATCTAATTTAAAAATAAAAATATTATAATATTAATCCAAATATTACAATATGAATCAAATCATTGCTCCTAAAGCCATTAATTTCAATGAATTAGTTAAAAATAGTAATACAACATTATCACTAAATGTTCAAACCAAGATGATTGATAAACTTAATACAGAATTTTCTGATGAAGAGCAACAATGGTATGTAGCTAACTTATATATGTACATGAATTACCATCCTACAAATGATTATCCAATTAATTTAGATGATGTATTTAAGCTGATTGGATTTGCGAACAAAGGAAATGCGATGAAAACAATCAAAAGTAATTTTACTGAGGGCGAAGACTACAAAACTATTATTTTCCGTACGGAAAAAAATAAATTATACGAAGAAACTAGAGGTAGAAAAGAAGAAACAGTTATGCTAAATATTGATACATTTAAAAACTTGTGTATGTTAGCAAAGACTAAAAAGGGAAAGGAGATACGTAAGTATTATGTAAAACTGGAGAATATTTATAATCAAATAATCAAAGAAGAGATAGAAGAACAGCAAAATAAATTACAACATACAGAAACAATATTACAGAAAACACAACAAGAATTAAAACAGATAGAAGATAAGAAAAACTGGTTATTAAATAGGAGGTATAACCATTCTAAACCTGGAGATGTAATTTACTTATATAAAGATTACAAAAATGGTGATAAGCAATGCGATGAATTCATATATAAAATTGGTAAAACTAAGAATATTGGAGAAAGAGAAGTTGAATATAGTAATACGTCAAAAAGTGGTAAAATTCTTTATATTAAATATTGTTTAAATTGTGATTTAACTGAAAAGATTTTACATCATATATTAGATAAATATAGATTAATTAGAAATCAAGACGAATCTGCAAGATTCGGTAGCTTCGCTTGGTTTACTTTTAGTGAAGAACTAGCTATTCAGACAATTGAGTCTATCGTTTATTTAATGGATTCTCAAATGGAGACGATAGATGTATTTATCCCAAACTTGTATAAATTATTAGATATAAACACAGGAGTCGCAGAAATTCGTCCAGATGATAAAATACCAATTCAGATTAAAAATGAAAATATTAATGTGAATCCAAAAGATTTTGATAAATTTATTCAAGAATGTTGTGAATTATCAAGTGAATATAAATATCCAAAGGCGGATATAAAACAAGCACATAGAGTTTGGAGTAAATGTTCAACAAAAGATGTTATTTCAGCATTAGATAATTATTTGAAAAATAAGTTTCATAGTGGAGTTATTATCGAAAACGATATTAAAAGAAATGTATATAAAGGTCTCAAGCTAAAACCATCAATATTTAATCCTAAAGACGGTGATAATTTACTTGATTATGAAAACTTTATTATAGAGAAATGCAAGGTTGATTGGTGTTATCGTATAAGTTATGTTGATTTTTTCAATCATTTTTTAAATTGGAAAAAAACAACAGAACCTAATTATAAACTTACACATAAATATAAAAAAGAAATTCAAGAATATTTAGAAACGGTTTTTGCAGGTGGAAGAGTTCATTTATCAAGTGGAAGTAAATCAAATCATTTATTTGGTATATGGGGTTGTGGAATGGAATTTAATAATTTTGGGTTAAAAACTCCTGAAAGGACGTGTAAAAGAGTATGTCAATATAATTCAGATACAAACGAATTAATTAAAAGTTGGGATTCGTTGTCTATTGCTAGTAGAGAACTAGGAATAGCAATAAGTTCTTTATCAAATTATTGTAGATTTAATAACATGATTGGTAATAATATATATAAATATGAATGATTGAAATTCTTAAATTAGGGTAAAAATTCAAAATTATCCAATACGTTATCAATAGATGTTTTAGTATTATTAGCTAAAAGTCTTAGAGTTTCAATTTCGTCACTATATTTTCTAATATCTTCTGATAATTGCAATTGGTGTTTTATAACTTCATTTTCATAATAAAATCCACTGACATTTTTGTCAATATTCATTGATAATGATTCTAAATCTTTAATATGTTTTGTTAATTGATTATTAATATCCTGTACATGATTAATATAAGTACTTGTTTGACTAGATATATTTGTAGATAATTCTCCCTGTAATCCTAGTAAAAATTTCTGCAAGTCATTTCGCAAGGATAAATCCTTTTCATTATAGTTAGATTTTGTATCATTTTGAAGTTGAACAAGGATACTTGTTAAATTTTGAGTAAGGTTACCGAATAAATTAAGTAAATCTGTCTTATTATTATTTTTATGTGTTTCACAACATTTTTGCAATGTTTCTAATAATTCAGATCTATTTTTATTATAAACCTCTTCAATAACTATTATGAGATTTGACTCTAAATTTTCTAAACTAGAACTACTAGACTCACAATTATGTTCATGTGCAATATTTTTATTAATACTATCTAATAATGAATTTTTGATATCTAAAAGTTTAGAATCTAAATATTCTTGTAAATCTATATAGATTTTAGTTTCACGTGTACGGCAATCACAACATCCATCCATCAATGTAATAGATTCAAATTTGTTATCTAACGTATCAATTTTATTTTCTAAATTATTAATCTTATTTAATAATTCTACAAGTTGATTGTTTTTCTTAAATAAAGACATTTCACTATATAGTTTATATGTATTAAAAATAAATTGTAAAACTAACGTAATTAGATATTATACATATTATATATTTTGGTAAATTGATAAATAATATATATTATATATTTTGGTAAATTGATAAATAATATATATTATATATTTTGGTAAATTGATAAATAATATATATTATATATTTTGCGTTAAAGTTAGGTAATTATTTTAAAAGATAGTTGTATATAAATGTCTAAAGGAAAAGGAAAAGCTATAGATTATTTAACAGAAGATCCACCTATTCCAAGCCAAAAATATGCTTTAATTAGTATTGTGGGTCCTAATATGAGACAAAAATGCGATGTTTGGGGTCTTAAGATTAGAGGTGTTGCTGATTCACTTGAGAATGCTAAAGCATTAACTAAGCGTATTATGAAGTTAGATAAGGATTATGATATTTATACAGTTGATATGGGAAAGTTTTTCCCATTAGCTGTTGAACCATATGATGTAGCTGATGTCGAATACGATAATCAACAATTAAATGACCTTATTAAGAGTTATCTTGAAAATAAGGAAAAGGCGAATGAACACTGGCATCATCGTAAGCAAGAAATGATGAAAGAAGCTATTCGCGAAGGTAAGGAAGAAGGTCAACGGGAATTAGCTGATAAGAAGGAACATCCTATTGCTGTTTTACAAAGAATCAAAAGTTTTGAAGATCAAATTAAAGAGGAATTGGAACAATTAAATAGTTTACAAGATGATTTACGTCTTTCAAAGGAAAAATATGATACATATACACTAGAAGAACGTGAATTAGCCGATGTAGAATTAAGAAAGGCTATTGAAACTAACGTGGAAGTTAAAGTATCAGAGGATACATCATTAACCATTGAAGAAATTAGAAATGAAATTATGCAAGAACGAGCCGAAGAACAAGGTGAAGAACAAGGTGAAGTAACAGAACTAGATAATACGTCTGATAATATAGAGGATACATTATTTAAATTAAAAACTCTTGAAGATGAAATTGTGGAAATAGAATCAACGTTATCATCAATAAATAAAGAAACGTCTCCTTCTGTTTTTAATACATTAAACAAACAATTAACTCAATTAAGAGGACATCATCAATCTCTAAAGGAACACTTGAATGAAACAAATGCTGTAAATTCTTATATCAATCATAATTATATAGATAGTAAGCATGATACTTTGTTTGAATAATTTAAATATTAGTAATTTGAAAAACTTTATTTTATTGACAACTATTATATTATTAAATGATTGACAATAAAATAAATACGTCTGATGTTATACAAATTGTATCTAGATATCTTTTACAAGGTTTAGCTATTGCATTAGCTGCCTATTATGTACCTATTATGTATAAAACTAGTTTGAGAAAGCCAACTTTCCAAGAAATATTTTTAATATCAATTACAGCAGCGTTTACTATGTTTTTACTAGACCAATTTATTGAACCAGTTGGTGTCGGTGCTAAATTAGGTGCTGGATTCACTATCGGTCAGAAATTAGTCACTATGATTTAATTAAATTTGTTTTATATATAATCTCAGATATTGTGCTTCTTCACTCTCTCTCTATTTGTAGAAAGTAAGAACAAAGACGTATATAAAATATAAATGGAATATCAAAATCAAACGTTAATGTTAATCGCTGTTGTAGCTGCTCTAGTAGCTTACTTCTTTTTCTTTCAAAAGAAAGAAGGTCTAAATAACGAACCAAGCGCGCCTCCAAATGATGCAGTGTTTCAGTTTTATATCCTCATGGCTGCTAAATACGGACCGCATCATCCTAGTGTAAAGACCATGAAAGGTTGGATTATACGTCGTATTCCTATGGAACAAATGGATGCGTTTAAAAGAAACATCGCGGAGAAAGAGAGTAGATATCGGACATATTTCAGGTCAATCGGTGTTAAGATATAGTTTTCATAATTTGTTTTACATGATAAGAATTATTTTTAAAACTACTTTTATGAACAGGCATTTCATATAACTTATATAAATCTAGATTTACATAAATTGACTTTATATCTTCATCTAATATATGTCTATATGCCAGTCTATACAATACATGGTCAATAGAGGACCTATCATATTCTTCTGGTGAATAAGTGATATAAACTCTATTTTTATTTAAATCAAAATGTATATTTTTACTCATCTGTATACTAAATGTATAAAATAAAAAATATTAATTCTAAATCCGAATAAAAATTAAATCAGTTTTTATTCGTGAGCAATTTAATTTAAATTATAAAATGGATTTTGGTTTAATTGATTTTTAGCTAAACCAGCATCTATACGGGTGTTTTCAACTTCACTATATTTATGATATATTGCCCGTTGAGAACCAATAACTTCTTTTGACGGAATAACATTTAGGAAATTAATGTTTTCAACTCTATCTTTAGATTTTTCCTTTAATAACATATTTGGTGTAGATTTAATTTCACCAACTGAACCTGTACCACCAGAAATAGAACCCAGAGTTGATTTACGACCACTTGGTCGAGCACCTTTTAATAATGTTTCCTTCTTTTCAGTTATTTCTGCATTGTGATATTGTGTTCTATTTTCAGCATTTGATGTATGACGTTTACCAGTTCCACGATAATTTTGTACATGCACAGCGTTTCTGACTTTTTCAGGATTTTCAAATGTAGAACGTACCATATTATTCTTATTTGATGAATTAGCACCACCTGAATATGAATTATTAGATGTCATTTCTTTATTTGTCGTTTTTGCTCTATATTTAGCTACATTATAGCCAACTTGATCTTTTTTATTAGCTTGTCCCTTATAATTTGTATTAATAAGACTCTCCTTATTAGTTGTTTTTAACGAATAATCAGTCATTCCTGTATTATCATTCTTATTAATAAATCTTCTAATATTACCAGAATTATCACGTTTTTCAAGTAAGGTTTCTTTAATAGTTGATTTGGCTTGGTCTTGTAAAGCTATACGTTGGCCTGAATTACTTTGGTTAACATTTAATGCTTGATATTCTTTTGTTGTATCTCTCTCTAATTCAGGTAAATTATAACTTTTCTTACCATAATCATTTACACTTGGAATTTGACTACCAATATTTCTTTCTGTATCAGAACGCAATTGATTACGTTTAGGCGCTTGGAACACCGAAGAAAAATCTAATTTATCTGTATTATCAACGTTTTTTAATCTAGGACCTGATGCTAATGATTCTTTGGCAACCTTTCCACCATAATATTCAATATTTTGATCTTGACGAGAAGTTAAAGTTAAATTTTCATAATTATCTTTAGAACGATTAGCAATGACTGCACCTGTGCTTGTAAATAATCTTTCCGAACCTAAAGTATAATGTGTTTCAGGTCTGTTTTTAACTACAGGCGTAGTTGCTGCTCTAACAGAACCCATTTGACCAGCTGTAGTTCTACCCTCGTAACTAACTTGTTGTTTGTTAGCTACACGTAATTGATCGATTGATGGATTAAAATTTTTACTTAAAGGATTAGTAGTTGTTCCTGCAATTGGTGCAGAAATACGTTCTTCATAAAATGGTTTTTCACCTTGCCTAAATGCTGAAGCAATAAATCTTGATTTATCTATATTATCAGTTAATAATGGTGTTCCTGTAATATCTTGTTTAACTACTTCAAATTGTGGTGCTACTTCTTGTTTATGAATAAATGTAGAAGTATTACCTGTAAAATTATCTAATGTAGAAACATTTGTAAATGTCTCAATATTTTGTTTTATATTACTTCCAAAGAAAGGAACCATATTAGAATGGTCACGTTGAATTGGTTTACCAGTTAGTAAACTTACACTCTCATTAGTTAGTGGCCCTTTACCAAAATTAGAAAATACTTGCTGGTCATCTGATTGAGTAAGTGTAGATGGATTAAACATTGGTCGGTCTTGCAGTTTTCGTGTTTGAATCTTAAACATATCATTACGCCTATTGTCATCATCTATCTTTGCCAAATTTTCAGATGACGACTCCTTAAATTTAACATTTAAAATAGTATCATTTCCTATAGAACTGTAGGAATTATAAATAGGAGGTAGTATACCGCTAAATGCTGGTTTCTCAGCATCTTTATAATTTTGTAAAGAACGCTGTAAGACTTCATTATTAGACGCTGAGACTTTATCTGAATTATAAATATTTAAAGAATTTGGTTTTTCAAGTTCTGACATTTTAGTAATTTCAGGGTCATTTTGAGTTAAATTTCGAACATTTTCTTGTGCACGAGGCGTTTTATCTTGAAAATAATAACCTACAGCGGTTATTAATCCAACTAATGCTATTGTTTCCATATTATAATATTACAATATAAAAAATATTTTAATTTGCCTTAATTTAATTATTAGATAAATATATAAAATATCAATTAATACAATTTCTATATATAAAATATAAAACACATACAAATATATAGAAGGTGACTTAAACTCAAGAACAATTATATAAATAAAGTTAAGGACCCGAAGGCCCTAATTTTTTTTTTTTTTGATTTTAAAGTTTTTATATTTGGGCATTTTTTTTTTGATTTAAAGTTTTTATATTTGGGCATTTTTTTGATTTTAAAGTTTTTATATTTGGGTATTTTTTTTTGATTTTAAGTTTTTATATATCATTCTATATCTATAGGAATGCGTACTGTTCAATTAATCCATCCAATCAATGTCTTGATAATATTCTTATCAAGTGAATTAACCTTTTTAGTCACTTCTTCAAGTGTGATAATAGTTCCTTGCTTCTTATATTGACCATGTAGTTGTTTCAATGTTCTATGTAATTTATGGGTGTCTTCAACAGTAACACTATGTTTAATATGACTCTGATAGTACAAGTTATGAACTTCCTTGTATAATTTAGTCATGCAATGCTTAATCATTGCAAAAGTCATTTTATATTCAGGATAATTAGCCTCTAATATTTGAAGTTTATCTGAATCACCAAGTAGTTCAAGATAACGCATTCTAATCAATGGAACATTACCACGAACTTCCTTAATTTGAGTATAATGATTAAAATCATATTGGTATAACTTCCATGAATTATTAGATGTATCCAGAAACTTTAGAATAACACCTCTCTTATCTGGCAAATAATAATCATCAAGTGGATAATGAATAACAGATATATCAATATTCTTCGTTCTACGAATACAACGTTTTGGGTCTTCATTGTAAAAGTAATTTGTAAAATCTTCTTGCTTTGTTTCATTATTAATACATCCAATATAAATTAGATTGTTATACTTATGATTAACAACAATACGATTCTCCTTATGAATCAAAATAAACATATACGTATTTGTTTTATCTAGATTTTCTACGTCATAATTTGATGTATTAAAAATCTCCCAAAACATATCATTAAAGGTTTTTTCTGAACTCCAATAACTTTTACGTGCATCAATGCATCTCGTTGTTGCAGTGTACCATGTGCCATTATAATTATAAAGACGAATAACAGTACCATCTTCACAATATTCCATTCTAAAACGTGAATGCGTTGATTTCAAATCCTCAATTTGATTGACTTGAGACTTCTTGTTAATATTAACAAACTTATTCTGAGACATACAAACAACCTTATTTGTTTCCTTTTCAAGAATAAGCCCGTTACATTCCAATTGCAATGGAGACAATTCAGAAGTATCACGTTGAGCTACAAGTAGATACAGATTATTAAAAGGTTCTTCATTCGATTCACGCACTTGAATACCTGATTCAATTGCAATCTCCTTAATTTTATCAAAAGAGTCTGCAGTGTTGATTAAATTTTCAATATTATTAATTGAAATAATAGTAGTAAGCTTGTTTGAGTTAATTTGAGTCATGATGAATTAATTAAGATGTTATAATTATTGCAAATATAGCATTTTTTTCATTTTTTTTTTAGTAAAACTTATATGCATATTATAATGCAGATGGAACCCCAAACACTAATTTGGATATGTCTTATTATAATCGCACCAATTTACCAAAACATTTGATACACAGGTTTGTAAATCTAAATGAAAGATTTTATTGAAAGAATGTAGCGGTTGTAAAAGCTTATGGTTTAGGTCATCTGATTTTAAAACCAGTGAAGATGGTAATACATGGAAGAAACATACAAATGCAAACGTAATATTAAATTGTATAATAATGTAATATAAAGTGTAATAAAACAAATTTTTTGGATATGTTAAGAGTGCTAGTGAGTCTAAAATGTAATAAATCTATCAATACTATTATTTGTCACTACAACAGATGAATTAATACGATTTTTAACTTGTTCTAATTTCTTATCATCTAATGTATTTGTTTGTGGTATATATTGTTGCTTACCAAATAAATTCTTATTAACTTTCTTAAGATTCTGTAAATCTACTTCTTCTACATAATCTCTAGATATATACATGGGGTATTCAATCATCTTATATATTTTTCTTTCTTTTGTAGCATTTCTAAATTGTTCTATATTTAATTCACCACCAAACATTTTTAATACACATCGATGTGGTGCTTTTGTTAATGGTTCGTCTACAAAAGATGCCAATGATTTAATATACTCATCCTGGTATTGCAAATTATCCTTAAACAATTCTTTAATTTTATTGTCATTGTATAACATTTTAATATAATCATCTTTAAAATCTATAGTATAACTACCAGTTAATTGTTTATATAAATGAATAACCATTGATTTTGTTTTAATATTGATGTCACCATTTGCCAACATACATGCAAAACTACAAAATACACCTTTTACACGAAACTTTCTAAGTTTTGCATTATAATCAACTGGTAAACCCACAGGAATAGAATCAAACTTGTGACAACACCACCAGCAACATACATCAGTTTTATCTATCCAATTATCTGTTTCAATAAATTGTGATAACACCGAATATACACCTTGTTGTTTAATATCATCCTTAGATACTTGGGAAACAATATTTTTATTAGCTTTAACTTGTTGATTGACATTATTTAATAATTTGGATAATAGATTATCATCGTTATGTAAATTTTCAAAATTTTTAATCAAATGGTCATCTTGGGTTAAACGATTTTGTAATCGTTTCTCATATAATTCAGTTATGTCTACGTTTTCATTGTTTTCAATATATTCACAAAGAATATCATCGTCATTTTTCTCATTTGTAAATGATTTTTGAATATCTGTTTCTAAATGGTCATCTTCATCTTCGTCGTCTTGTTCTTCGTCACTTTCAAATGAACATTTACCAGTTTCTAAACTTGATAATTTAGTACCAAATATAGTATCTTCTTTATTATATTCGTTTTTTAAAACATCATATGTAATGGTTTTTGTAAGTGAATCTTCGTCATCTTTAATATCTAAATGCAAGATAGATTTATCATTATCATAAATAACAGTGGTTAATGGAATCTTTTTTCTAATCGTTGAACTAAAAAACTTTAATGCAGCCTTTCTTCCACGTTTCTTTTTTTGCTTCACTTCTTCCTCTACTTTTTCCTTCTTCTTTCTTCCACGCTTCTTTTTCTCTTGTGGTACAACTTCAATAGTTTCAATAGGATTTTTACGCGGCCTCCCCTTCTTTTTCTTAATGGAAACATTAACATTTTCAACAACTAATTCAATATCTTCAGTCATTATATATATTACGTATTATTCAGAAATGTAATTCATTTATTTATAATTTTATAAATCAATTATTATTTACAAAAACTTTTTTTAAATCTTAATATTAAATAATGTTAAATGATACTTGTCCAAGTTTGTTAGATACCTTAGGTTTTCTCAAATTCCCAGAAATTCCTAATATTAATGTTGATAATACAGCTCAGCCTAAATTAGATGAACTTAATGCCTTAATTCAACCCTATTCTGAAATGCAATCAGACTCTGTAAACTCTGAAGAATTTACAGTACCTAAATATGAAATTGAAAGTGAACCTGCTACTGAAAATTTAGAACAAGTATCTAGTAGTGTCTTAAACTCAGAATCGGATGATATCGCAATTCCACCTATTGAAGCTCAAAGTGAAATAGAATCTGAACCAGAAGAATCTGAACCAGAAATAAGCGAAACATCAAGTAAAACTGTAGATATTGCACTTCCGCCAAGTGAAGTACCAAGTGAAACTATAGATATTGCACTTTCGCCAAGTGAAGTACCAAGTGAACCAGAAACAAGTGAACCAGAAACAAGTGAAGCTCCAAGTGAACCAGAAACAAGTGAACCAGAAACAAGTGAAGCTCCAAGTGAACCAGAAACAAGTGAAGCTCCAAGTGAACCAGAAACAAGTGAAGCTCCAAGTGAACCAGAAACAAGTGAAGCTCCAAGTGAACCAGAAACAAGTGAACCAGAAACAAGTGAACCAGAAACAAGTGAACCAGAAACAAGTGAAGCTCCAAGTGAACCAGAAACAAGTGAAGCTCCAAGTGAACCAGAAACAAGTGAAACTCCAAGTGAACCAGATATTGCACTTCCTCCAAGTGAAGAACTAAAGACGTCGGAATTATTAAAAACAGAGCTAGATGATAAACAAACTGGTCAAGGTCGAAAACGTAAACCAAGCAAGTCTAAGAAGTCATCAGCTCCTA